AATAAGTATATAATAACGGTAGATACTTCTCACGGTAAAGGTCTTGATTATTCTGTCTCCACAGTATTCGATATTACACAATATCCTATTAAACAGGTTGCAGTATTCCGAGATAATAAGACATCTTCTATGGTATATACAAGGATTATTAACAATCTTGGAATACAGTATAATAATGCACATATTCTAGTGGAATCGAATGATATTGGCCATACCGTAGTTAATTCATTGAATTATGAGTATGAGTATGATAATTTAATATCAGAAAAAACTAGTAACGAAAGATATGCTCTTGGAGTTCGCACAACAAAATCAACCAAGCGCATTGGATGTTCTATATTATCAGATTTAATTTCTAATAATAAACTTATTATACAAGACGAAAATACGGTATTTGAACTTTCTAATTTCGTTGCTAAAGGATCATCATATGAGGCGGAAAAGGGAACAAACGACGATATAGTTATGACTCTTGTTATGCTTGCATGGTATACTACAATAGAAAATTTCGAATATTTAAGCTCTATAAATATAGACGATCTTTATCGAGAAAAGTATACAGAAGTAGACGATATTATAGCACCTATCATGACTACAGAAGAACCCGCCGGATACTATGAAGCTGGTGATTATTGGGTTAAACCTTAAATTAATATATTATAAATAATTATATGGCAGAGAAAAACGGTTTTTTCGGGTTTTCGTTTAAAAAATCCAAGAAAAAGAAAAAAGAAAGTTTTGTAGCACCAATCAATGATGATGGGGCTCTAGATGTCGGAGTGTCTGGGTTTTTTGCTGCGGCAGTTAACTCAAAATCGGATACAGCGGCAAGCGAAAACGAACTAATCAGTCAGTATAGAAATATCGCTGTTATACCAGAAGTTGATCAAGCGATTGAAGATATTATAAATGAAGCTATTATTGCAGATGGTACTACTGGACAAACAGTATCTATAAGCATAACAGATTCAGATTATTCTGAGAAAATTTCAGAACTTGTCAACGAAGAGTTTGAAGTAATATTAAAACTTCTTAATTTTAATGCTCAGGGTCATGAAATTTTTAGAAATTGGTATATTGATGGTAGAATTTATTATCACAAATTAATAGATATATCTTCTTCTAAGAAAGGACTCGTTGAACTTCGCCCTATTAACCCAACCGAAATAAAAAAGGTTCGGGAAATAATTAAAGAGCTTGACCCCCAAACTCGAGTTGAAGTTATAAAGGATATTATAGAATATTACGTTTATAATAATGGTCAAAATGAAATAAATATATCTGAGGATTCTATATGCTATGAAACCTCTGGGGTGATTGATAGAAATAATGCGATGGTTCTATCTCATCTTCATAAAGCTATTAGACCAGCAAATCAACTCAAAATGACGGAGAATGCACAGGTCATATACAGACTTGCACGTGCTCCAGAGAGAAGAATATTTTATATTGATGTTGGTAATATGCCTAAAACTAAGGCAGAACAACATCTCAAAGACATTATGGATCGTTACCGTAATAAAATGGTATATGATGCTAAGACGGGAACACTTACTAATTCCTCCGATGAAATGAATATGATGGAAGATTTTTGGCTTCCAAGAAGAGAGGGTGGTAAGGGTACAGAAATAACTACACTTCCGGGTGGATCTAATCTTGCTGATATTGATGATTTAATTTACTTTCAGAAGAAATTATTTAAATCTCTAAATGTTCCAGTTTCACGACTTGATTCCGAATCCACATATACATTTGGTTCGGGATCTGAAGTTACGAGAGATGAAGTTAAATTCGCTAAGTTCATATCAAAACTTAGAAATAAATTTACCGGTATTTTTGATGATCTCCTTCGCACACAATTAATATTGAAGGGTGTTATTACTGAAGTTGAATGGGATAAATTAAAAGAGAATATCACATACAACTTTCAAGAAGATAACTATTATGCAGAATTAAAAGACTCTGAGATTTTAAAGGAACGTATATCAACCCTTGAACTCCTTGAGCCTTATATCGGAAAATACTATTCAAACGATTATGTTAGGAAAATGATTCTGAAACAATCAGATGAAGAAGTAAAAGATATAAATGATAAAATAAAGGAAGAAGAGAAGGATCCTATATATCAGGAACCAGAAGAAGATGAAGATAACTATTAACCAATGGGAAATTAAAAAGTGGAATTAATTGATAAAATTAAAACAGATAATTTAGTTGCAGCGAAAACAACGTTCAAAGACATAATGTCAGATAAAGTTATAGATAAACTAGAACAAATGAAAAAAGATATCGGTTCTAATTTATATAAAAATCGGGAAGAAAAATGAAACTCATAACAGAACTTCTAGATCATGATTTAAATATATTGACAGAGGGTAAGGGTAAAACCTTACATATTGAGGGAGTGTTCCTTCAGTCCTCTGTGAAAAATAGAAATGGTCGAATATATCCAAAAGAGATAATGTCTCGGGAAGTTCATCGTTTCGTTAATGAAGAAATTAAGAATAAAAGAAGTATTGGGGAATTAAATCATCCACCAAATCCAACACTTAATCCAGAGAGAGCTTCACATTTAATTACATCTCTTCAAGAGTCAGGCAACGATTATATAGGGAAAGCAAAAATCCTAGATACCCCAATGGGTAATATTGTTCGTGGACTACTTGAGGGTGGAGTTAAACTAGGTGTATCTTCGAGGGGATTAGGATCACTAACCAAAAAAGGTGGTGCATCTGTAGTTGGGAGCGACTTCAAATTAAGTACAATTGATATTGTAGCCGATCCATCGGCACCTTCTGCGTTTGTTGAGGGAATAATGGAAAACGCAGAATGGGTTTATGATGATGTCCTTGGATATCAAAGTATTCGGAATTCTATTAGGAAAACACCTTCTAAGTATCTTGAAGAAAAGAAATTAGAGGTGTTTAGTAATTTTATAAATAAATTATAATTAAATTTTTTATAAATAATTATACATATTATATGTTTACATTAGGAGAAAACAATGGATCAAGCTAAAATTGATGATCTTGAGTTAGAAATAACTGAAGAAGAAGTCGTCGAGGCAGCCGAGGAAATTGTGGAAGAACTTGTTTCTGAGGATGAGGAATTATCCGAAAAGAAAAAAGTAAAAGAAGAAGAAATCGAAATCAAAGCTGACGATGAAGAAGATGATGAAGATGACGATGATTCTGAAGTTGAAGAAAAAAAGAAACCTGTAAAAGAGGATAAAGTTGATATGTCTGCTGATGTAGATGCTCTTCTTGAAGGTGAAGATTTTTCTGACGATTTCAAACTTAAAGCTACCACAATCTTTGAAGCGGCAATTGGTGCTAAATTAGCATCAGAAAAAACTTTATTAGAAGAAAAATTTCAGACTAAGTTGGATGAAGCTACTCAAGAAATTGAAGAAACTTTATCAGACAAAGTTGATCAATACTTAAACTATGTTGTTGAAGAATGGGCGAAGGATAATGCAATTGCATTAGAACACGGCATTCGTTCTGAAATATCTGAACAATTCCTAACTGGTATGCGCGATTTATTCGTTGAGAATTTTATCGACATTCCAGAAGAAAAACTTTCTATTGTTGAAAGTCAATTTGACGAAATCGAAGAACTAACTACTGCATTGAATGATGTAGAAAAAGAAAAAGTTGCTCTTTTCGCTCAAGTTAACGAAGCAAAGAAAGATCGAATTCTTTTAAGTTTGTCTGAAGACCTTGCGGTCACAGAAACAGAAAAATTTAAAGAACTTGCTGAAAACGTAGATTTTGAATCAAGTGAACTATATGAAAAGAAACTCATCATTATTAAGGAAAAATATTTCCCTAAAGATGAAAAGGTGTCTAATATTGAAGAAGCTATTCCTTCAACTGTTACACCCGACTTGAGTAATAATATGGCTGCCTATGCGGCGGCAATTTCAAAAAATAAATAATCCATAAGGAGAAACACAATGTTCCAAACAGAACAATTGAATGAAAAATGGCAGCCAGTTCTTGAGCATGCTGATCTTCCTGAGATCAAAGATACTTACAAGCGTGCAGTCACTACAGTCATTCTAGAAAACCAAGAAAAAGCATTTCGCGAAGAACACAATCTTCAAGAAGCAGCACCAACTAACCACACTAACGGTGGTAATGCTCCAATCGCTGATTGGGATCCAGTTTTAATTAGCTTAGTTCGTCGTGCAATGCCTAACCTCATTGCTTATGATATTGCTGGTGTACAACCAATGAAAGGACCTACTGGTCTTATCTTCGCAATGAAATCCAGATTTACTAATCAAACTGGTGATGAAGCACTTCACAACGAGCCTAATACAGCTTACTCTGGAGATCAAACTGATGCGGCAGATGTTGGTACAGATCCTTCTGTATTAAATGATGCTGTACCTGGTGACTTTACCAGAGGTCAAGGTATGACTACACCAGCGGCTGAATCTCTTGGTGATGGTACTACACACTTCAGAGAAATGGCGTTCTCTATTGAATCAACTTCTGTATTTGTTAAATCTCGCGCTCTAAAAGCAGAGTATACAATGGAATTAGCACAAGATCTTAAAGCTATTCATGGTCTTGATGCTGAATCAGAATTGGCGAATATCTTATCTCAAGAAATTCTTGGAGAGATTAACCGCGAAATGGTTCGTACTGTTTATATTAATGCTAAAAAAGGTGCTCTAGATGCTACAACTCCTGGCGTCATCGTTTCAGCTGATTTAGATGGTCGTTGGTCTGTTGAGAAATACAAAGGATTAATGTTTTGGATCGAAAAAGAAGCAAATAAAATTGCTTTCGAAACACGCCGTGGTAAAGGTAACATCTTAATCTGTTCTGCTAACGTAGCATCTGTATTAGCTATGGTTGGTAAACTTGATTTTGGCGGAGTTTCTGGTAATCCATCTGGTAATGTCGATCCAACTGGCAATTCTTTTGTTGGTACTTTAAACGGTACTATCAAAGTATTTGTTGACCCGTATGCAACTGGAGCTGATTACTTTGTAGTTGGTTATAAAGGTTCATCACAATATGATGCTGGTATGTTCTATTGCCCATACGTTCCATTACAAATGATGAAAGCTGTTGGGGAAAATACATTCCAACCTAAAATTGCATTCAAAACTCGTTATGGTATGGTTAATAACCCATTTGTTGGTTCTGAGGCTGATCCACATGCAGCAGCTTCTGCTAACAACAACCCGTACTATCGTAGAGTTCAGGTTGGTGATATCATTGCAGCATAAAGTTACTGCTATCTAATCTTAGATACAATAATTTGAAATGGGGGGTACAAATTTTGTACCCCTTTTTTTATGGTTTCGGTAGTTAAACATTTTATTATTTACCTATCGACATTATTAATACTCATGATAGGGGTGGCGGCTATTTACAATTATTCTAGAGTTTTAAATCCAATTCCAAAAGCACATAAAAATACAAATTCAGCATTTCTCACGAATAGTATTTTTATTGCTTCTGACGGTTATCAACACCCATTAAGAATTTGGGTACCTAAGTCATCAAGACCCAAAGCAATTCTTGTATGTCTGCATGGTTTTAATGATTATTCTTCCTCGTTTGGGACACTTGGTAAATATCTTGCTAAATATGATATTAAAACCATAGCCTATGATCAAAGGGGGTTTGGTGGTACAAATTCTCGAGGTTACTGGGATGGCGGGACAGTAATGGCCGATGATCTATTTTCATTGGTTACTCTCTTAAAATCTCAAGAAGAGGATGTACCAATATTCGTGCTCGGCAACTCTATGGGCGGCGGAGTAGTTCTCAAAACACTTTCATCAACCGATCTAAAGGTCAACGGTGCAATTTTAGTTGCTCCAGCGGTACGTGGAAGAGCGGTAATGTCGTGGTTTCAGAGAATAACTCTTTGGGTTGCTGCACATACTATTCCGTGGGTACAAATCGGTGGTGGAGCTTCCATTGCAGGGAGAACAATTACCCCATCGGATAATATTCCCATGCTTAGATCTATGCGACAAGACCCAATGATTATTAAAAAAACGATAATCGCAACCGCTTGGGGTCTCGTTAATTTAATGGATGATGTTCTTCTTACATCACCAGAATTAAATACCAATACACTTCTTCTATACGGAGAAAAGGATGAGGTTATTCCACCTTATGCTATGAATAAATGGGTTGATTCTCTACAGGATAAATCCTCATTCAAAAAGATTACATATGATAATGGATATCATATGCTTCTTCACGATCTTCAGGCTAAAAATGTGCTTTCTGACATAAACCTGTGGATTCACAATACATTATTCGTTGATGATCCCGCGAATCGAAGGAAATTTGAAATTTGAGTTTACAACTAAGCGAAAATGTATTATAATATAATTTTACTTGGAGTATAAATATCATGAAAAAACGAAATAAAGCACTATTAACAGTAGGTACATTAGCGTCAGTTTTAGGAGGTGTTGTTATCCAAGAGGATATCGATATTTCAGCAGCATCTATAATGGAACTTGTAAGCCCACAAGTGTGGACAGATAGACCAGAACAATTATTTGATATTAAAGAAATAGATAAAACCTTATCAACACAATTTTACACGCAAAAGGGAGAATTCGGTTGCGGTGCCACACATCATATAGCTGGTGGTTGCGGTGCTAACCATCTACCCAAAGAGAAATACGAAGCCCTCCCATCAGAACATAACCCAGGAAATAGACTAAATGAAAAGTGGAAATAAATATAAGATACAGAGGAATGTTTACAAATTTTTATTAAGACCCATATTATTTAAGCTCTGCCCAGAGACAGCGCACGATGTAGTTAAAAATATTATGGTATCGCTCCAGAAGGTACCTGGTTCGAAATCTCTGCTGAAATTCCTATATCGCTATGATAACCCTATATTATCTCAAAATGTCGGTGGTGTCGATTACAGTAATCCTCTTCTAATTTCCGCTGGATTTGATAAATATGGGGTACTTCCCCCTGTTATTAAGGATCTTGGATTTTCTGGTATTGAGCTTGGATCATTTTCAAAAAATGCTCATCCCGGAAATCCACCAGTTCGACTATGGAGAGCAGTTAAGTCACAATCCATTAATGTGTGGTACGGTCTGAACAACTCTGGTTCAAATCATGTAAGAGATACTATCGCATCTGATTGGAAGTCCATTGATGGGGTATGTGGTGTATCAGTATCCGCAACAAACGGTATTTCTGGTTCGGATGAGGCAATTGAAGATTTAACAACCTCATATAAGAGGCTTGCACCATTCGGTGATTATACTACTATAAACCTATCTTGCCCAAATCTAGGGGTATCTAATCCATTTTTCAATATGGATAACCTAGCAGATTTATTATTGAAACTAAGATCTCTCAGGGAATTAATGGGTCTTGAGGATGTGCCTCTATATTGTAAAATCGGACCAGATCATACTGATGATGAGATTCGAGAAATGATTGATGTTATGGTTGAGTACGGTATCAATGGTATATTAACGTGTAATCTTACAACTAAACGTGAATTATTACCAGATAATGATAAGACAACATATGTTTTTCATAAAGGTAAGGTGGAAAAACGAGTCATGCCTGATGATAGGGGTGGGTTAAGCGGTCATATCCTTAGACCTATGACTAATCATATAATTAGAGTTTGTGCTCAACACATTAAAGATTCTGAATATGAATTCATAGTTATCGGTATCGGTGGTTGTGATACACCAGAGGATGCATATCATAAAATACGAAATGGGGCAACATTAATACATCTTATCACTGGTATGATCTTTCATGGACCACAAATTTCCGCAGAAATCAATATGGGTCTTGTTGAACTTCTCGATCGTGATGGGTACACCGACATATCTCAAGCGATTGGAGTTGATCTCGATTGAATATAAATATTATTCTCTATCTTAATTCGGTACTACCATGAATCCTTATAATAATTCACATTTTAAATTTGTAAATAAATCATTTCCGAGGGTAGAATTCTCTTGTACAGAGATGTCAATTCCGTCTATATCAATGGAGGCTACCCCTCAAATTTCTAGATTCAGTGATGTGAAACATCCCGGTGATAAATTGGTATTTTCTCCATTATCATTAACCTTTCTTGTTGATGAGGATTTGCTAAATTATACTGAAATCTCAGATTGGTTAATGAGGATAAGAGACACTGAATACGAAAAAATTGATGAAGCAATATCAGATTCAAAGATATTAATCCACAATTCTTCTCATAAACTGATCGGAACTTACACATTCAAGGATTCATTTCCCACCAGTCTTAGTTCCCTTGAATTAACTTCAACGGATTCTGGTATAATATTTCCAGTCGCTACTGTAGATTTTGATTATACTTCATTTCATTTTGAGAGAGCAAAATAGTTGACAAACAATTTGTAATGTAGTATAATTATTCGATGGATCTAGATAAAATTGATGTAACAAAACTTCAAACGGAATCTGCGGAAACACCTCTTATATATTCGAGGTATATGAACCAATATAATGAGGTTTGTGCTAAACTGAAATGGTATAAAATGGAATATGATATTCTATACCTAGACAAATGGAAATATTACCTCGGCAAGTCTGTCCCAGATGTTTATTTAAAATTCCCACTTCCAGAAAAGGTGGAGAAGTCTGGTGTATCCATGTATATATCTGCAGATCCCGATATCATAGATCTCAAGAAAAAAATGATATCTCTTGAAATACAAGAGAAAGACCTCGAGAAAAAATTAAAAGAAATAAGTCAGCGGTCTTTCCATATTAGAAATATAATTGAGTGGGAAAAGTTTCAGGCGGGGAATTAGTGGATTATATAACAAATAACAAATCTGATATAATAATTACCAAGAAAAATGATATCTTTGTATCTATATCGACTGATAGGGGTATAGCTCAAGAATTATCAGATCATTTCACCTTCGAAGTTCCAGGTGCGAAATTCATGCCAGCGTATAAAACTCGCGCGTGGGATGGTAAAATAAGACTTTTTAATCTCAAAACATCTCTTATATATTATGGTCTTAAATTTGAGGTGGTTAGGTTTGCTGATACTAGAGGTTATACATTCTCTATATTTGATGAATCTAATGATACAGATAAAGGGGATGTCACAGAATTCATTAAATATTTGAATATTCCTCTTGAGTTGAGGGATTATCAAACTGAAGCTATACATCACTCAATAAAGCAGAATAGATCTCTTCTAGTGAGTCCTACTGCATCTGGTAAATCATTAATCATTTACTGCCTAATTCGATATTATCTTCTTAAACAACACGAAAAGATATTATTATTAGTACCTACAATATCTCTTGTATCACAAATGTTTAAAGATTTCGGTGACTATGGGTTTCATTCAGAGACGAATTGTCATACAATAACTGCGGGGAAAGATAAGGATTCTTGGCAAAGAATATACATTTCAACATGGCAATCTGTATACAAAGAAAAGAGATCATACTTTGAGAAATTTGGTGTCATATTCGTTGATGAGGCACATCTTGCTAAAGCGGCATCTCTCAAGTCTATTATGGAGAAACTTCCGAATTGTAAGTACAGATTTGGATTAACAGGAACTCTTGATGGAACTGAGTCTAATAAATTAGTTCTCTCTGGATTATTCGATGTTCCAAAGAAAGTTGTATCCACCAAGGAATTAATGGATGCCGGTACAATATCAAAACTTAAAATCAATTCCCTCATACTGAATCATTCTGTCTCTGATAAAAAAATAGCCACTCGAGTTAAAACTTATCAAGAGGAATGTGATTATCTCGTTCTCAATAGAGCAAGAAATCAATTCATTTCAAGACTTGCTACGTCACTTGAAGGTAATACCCTTGTTCTCTTTCAATACGTTGAGAAACACGGTATCCCATTAACCGAGCAAATTAGATCATTAACCACAAAGAATGTCAGATATATTTCTGGTATGGTTAAAGCTGAAGAAAGAGAGGAAACTAGAGATGTTACAGAATCTAATGATGATGTTATAATTGTAGCATCATACCAAACATATTCAACTGGTATCAATATTAAGAACCTTCATAATATCATCTTTGCATTTCCAACTAAATCTCAAGTACGAGTCCTACAATCTATTGGTCGTGGACTCCGACTTCATGACTCTAAAGAGAAATGTAATATATATGATATAGCAGACGATATCAAAAAGGGGAAGAAGAAAAATTATACATTAAATCATTTTTACGCTCGTTACAATATATATAATGAGGCGGAATTTGATGTTTCAACTGAGATCATTAATTTATAGTTTACATTAGAAAATTTATGTAGTATAATACCAAACAGTACACAAAAATTATAACAACCGTCTGAGTCAAAAGCTATCGGGTTGTAAAGGCTACCATTGATACCTATGTTTCGATGCATCCATTCACTGAGTCTGTACAAGCAAAACGTGATAAAGTAACCGGATCGGGGCGTTGATACGAGCCCATTAAGGATTCCTGAATTAACAGGAGCAAGGTCAGTAGGAATCGTAACCTACCCTTAGAATACCTGTGTTTACAATAAAGGAAAAATAGGTTATAATGGTATTTTAATAAAGGAAAAATACAATGCCAAAAGTTAAAGATAAACCAGTACATTATGTTGATAATAAAGAATTTCTAGAGGAAATGATTGAATATAGGATATTTTACCAGAATTATCTAGATAAGAATCTAGAAAGAAGACCTACTATATCCGATAAGGCTGCAGTCTGTTTTATGAAGATAGCTAAGAATCTAGCAACTAAACCTAATTTTAGGAACTATACTTATAAGGATGAAATGATACTAGATGGAATAGAAAATTGTATAGCATATGCTCATAATTTTAATCCAGAAAAATCAAGTAATCCATTTTCTTATTTTACTCAAATAATATATTATGCCTTTATTCGTAGGATCCAAAAGGAAAATAAGCAACGAGATGTTAAAAAAGGGTTAATTCATAGATCAGATATATCACAACTCTTTGATATCGATGTATCTTCCGACAATACTGAACTTCGAGAATATTATAATGAAATATTAAAGGATTATTTTAAATGAAGATTGCCTGTATAACTGATCAACATTTCGGTGCAAGAAATGATTCAATATATTTTTCTGAGTACTTCAAGAAATTCTATGACAATATTTTTTTCCCTTATTTAAAAGAAAATAATATATCAACAGTTATTGATCTAGGTGATACATTTGATCATAGGAAGTATATTAATTATAATATATTTAATCTTACTAAGAAGATGTGGTTCGACAAATTAATCGAAAATGATATATTGCTTCATTGTATAGTAGGTAATCATTCAACTTATTTTAAAAATACCAATACAATTAATTCAATAGATTTATTGACAGAACTCTATCCCAATGTAACATCTTATTCTGAAGTTGAAGAGGTTAATTTTGGTGGAGTGAGTATGATTTTTGTTCCCTGGATTAATCCTCAGAATTCTAAATCTTCTTTGAAGGCTATTGCCCAAACCAAGTCGACAATAGGATTTGGGCATCTCGAGGTCAATGGGTTTTATTTAAACTCTCAAATAATTGCTAGATCTGGCCTAAGTCCTTCTGTGTTCTCCAATTTCGATGCCATGTATTCTGGTCATTTTCATAAGAAATCTGACAATTCTACCATATATTATCTTGGTACACCATACCAGATTAATTGGTCTGATTATGGTGAGACTAAAGGATTTCATGTATTTGACACCGAAACATTAGAAATGGAGTTCATTCCCAATACATATACAATTCTTGAAAAGATATATTACGATGATTCCAAAATTGACTATGAAACGGTAGATGTATCTGAATACGACTCTAAGATAATTAAACTGGTTGTAATTAATAAAAAAGATCTATATAAATTTGACAGATTCCTCTCAAAGATGTATAATGATATTAACGTCATAGATCTTAAAATTATAGAATCCAACGATTTAGATTCCGGAATAATTGAAGAAGTTGATTCAAGCGATGATAC